CAGTAAATGTACACAACGGTGAATACATTATACCAAAGAATTTAACGAAATATATAGGCTCTAATGTTCTAGAAAATATGAACAACAAGGGTCTTATGTCAGTTGGTGATAAGACCAACATTTAACCGATAGCTACTTGCGAAAGCAACCCTATCACTTTAATAACTAATATGGGCTACCTGCAGCAAACAGCCCCCATTGAGGTACAGATGAACGAAGAAAACCAAAAGGAAGAACAAGAACTAGAATCAGCTCCATATAAAGGAGCTTACAGAAACGAACTAGAAGACGAACCCATAGTGGACACCGAAGAAGAGGATACTCAGCAAGAGGCTACTCCACAGGCAAAAACAGACAGTTTTGTAGAGAAGACCGAATCAGAAGAACCTAAACATGATTATAAGAAAAGGTACGATGATTTAAAGAAACACTATGACGCTAAGATTGAAGAATTTAAAGGTAAAGAAACAGAACTTTTAACTTTAGCAAAACAAGCATCAGATGGTGGGATTAATTATAAACCACCTAAAACCCCTGAAGAACTAGAAAAGTTCAAAGAGGAATATCCTGATGTCTACAACGTTATAGAAAGTGTGGCTTATTCTCAAGCCGACAATAAGACTAAGAATCTGCAGTCAGAAGTTGAAGAACTTAAAAAAGAAAGAGTACAGTTAACTAAACAGAAAGCTGAACAAGAACTTTTAAGATCACATCCAGACTTTATGACTATTAAATCAGATGAAGAGTTTATTAGTTGGTTAGAAGAACAACCACCATCCATTGCAGACGGAGTTCTTAAAAACAACACTGATGCAAAATGGGCTTCTAGGGTACTAGACTTGTATAAAGCCGATAAAGGTATAAAGCGTACATCAAAACAGAAGGCTAATTCTGCAGCCGATTATGTTCCTACTAAAAAGAAAGCGGAACCTAGTAAAGGCAAAAAAAGAATGGTCATCTGAGGAAATAAGACGGATGAAACCTCACGAATTTGAAAAGTACGAAAAAGAAATTGACTTAGCAAGAAGAGAGGGCAGAATCCGTTAGTTTATTAACTTTTAACTAACAAGGATAATACTATGGCTATATCAAGCTCCGCAGGTTATACAAATCTGCCTTCAGGTAATTTTTTACCTGAGATTTACAGTCAAAAAGTTCTTAAATTCTTCCGTAAAGCTTCAGTTGTTGAGGATATTACCAACACTGACTATACAGGAGAAATTGAAAACTTTGGCGATACTGTAAGAATAATAAAAGAACCAACAATCACTGTCCAATCATATGCTAGAGGTGCTTCTGTTAATACACAAGACCTAGCCGATGATGAAATTCAATTAACTATTGACAAAGCTAACGCATTTGCTTTTAAAGTAGACGACATTGAAGAAAGACAAGGACATGTTAACTTTGAAACATTAGCAACGTCAGCAGGTGCATATGCACTTAAAGACAGCTATGATGCAGAGGTTCTTTCTGACATCGCTTCAGCAGTTACTTCAGGTAACACTTACGGTGCAGACCATGCAACAAACTCAATCGATACTGGTTTCGGTACTGATGAAGTTGATCCTGTTAACGTACTTGCTCGTCTAGGAAGACTTCTAGATGACGGAAACGTTCCAACAGACAACCGTTGGGCTGTTGCTGCTCCAAGATTCTTTGAAGAATTACAACAAACTAGTTCAAAACTACTTGACGCTAACTTCTTAAACGAAGCTAACTCACAGTTAAGAAATGGTTTAGTGGTTCCTCAACTAATAAACGGCTTTAGACTTTATAAGTCTAACAATATGCCTGCTGCTACTACAGCTAGTGTGCATACTGTTCTAGTTGGGCATCAAGGCAGTACATCTACTGCTTCACAGATTGCTAAAACTGAAGTTGTTAGAGACACAGAATCTTTTGCTGACATTGTTCGAGGCTTACACGTTTATGGTAGGAAAGTACTACGTACTGAATCCATAGCTAAAGCTTTCGTTAAATTAGATTAAGGGGAGAATAACTAATGGCTACTTTAACTAAAACAGGCGGCACAGGCACTACTGGACATGTTTCTGGTAATGGTGTTGCTAAAACTTATGTACAATCAACCGTTATTGATGGAACATCAACCGCTTTAACAAATGCTGATGTTTATCAAGCGATTAATCTTCCTGCTAACTCTATAGTAATGAGTGCAGGTATTGATGTTATTACCGCAGGTACTGGTACAGGTACTTTAGCACTAGGAGATGGCTCAGTAGTTTATGTTGCTGCTGCTACTCAAAGTGCAGGTCAAATGACTTCAGGCGATGCTGTCGCTGAACTCGCTGTTACTTATGCTGCAGCAGATACACTAGATGTAACTGTTGGTACTGCAGATGTTAACTCTAAAGTCCGAGTATGGGCTCTTATTGCTGACATTGGTGGAATAGGTGATGCGGAAGCAGGCGATACTTTCGCTTAACGACTAACTAGGGTGGGGGGGGTTAATTCTCCCCACCTTTTTACAAGGAAAGAACATGAAAAAC